AATCATCGAGAACTTTTTAAAGATGTGAGTAGAGTGGTGCCTCGAGATATACTAAAAACCTTACTAGTAGTAAATGAGAGATTTGGCGGCCCTGTAGATATGTACTATATTGGTCCAATGACTGTAGAGGGTGTAGACAAAGGTAACGAACTTCACGTAGACGGAGAAATTACAACAGTAGAGCAACTTATTAAAAACCACCCAACCGTATACGCCTTCATTAGAAAACGAGAAGGCAACTTTTACTTTACAAGTAGAGAGGAATCGATACCTGCAAACAAAGCTTTGAAAGTACGTATGATCTTCTCCAAAACTCCCAACAGTTCAGGATTTCAATCTCGCTTCGGTATGAACTTTCAAAAGAGAGGCTCCCTAATATAGTAAACAAACCAAGCTAACACCCACAGCTTTTATTATACACAAGCTATTTATATAAAATAGTTGTAGAATGGCACAGAACATAAATAAGATTATTGCACAAGAATATTTAAAATGTGCTAAAGATCCAGCATACTTCATGAAGAAGTATTGCTACATCCAACACCCTACAAGAGGTAGAATACTATTCAGCCTATACCCTTTCCAATCAGAAGTACTACACTTATTTAAAGATAATCAATTTATCATTACCCTTAAGTCAAGACAGTTAGGTATCTCTACTCTAGCTGCTGCTTACAGTTTATGGTTGATGCTCTTCCATAAAGATAAAAACATACTAGCACTAGCAACTACACAAGCTACAGCAAGAAACTTAGTTTCTAAGACTATGTTTATGTACGATCAGCTACCTAAATGGTTAAAACTACCAGCTAAAGAAAAGAACAAATTATCATTAAGACTTAGAAACGGATCAAAAATAACAGCAAAATCATCTAATGCAGATGCTGCTAGATCTGAAGCAGTATCACTGTTATTAATAGATGAAGCAGCATTTATCGATAACATCTCAGAAACATTTACTGCTGCACAACAAACACTCGCCACAGGTGGACAGTGTATGGCACTATCAACACCTAACGGAATTGGTAACTGGTTTCACCAGACATGGGAAAAAGCAGAAACAGGAGAAAATTCTTTCTTACCAGTAAGACTACCATGGACAGTTCATCCAGAAAGAGACCAGACATGGAGAGATATACAGGACAGAGACTTAGGGCTAAGAATGGCAGGACAGGAATGTGACTGTGACTTCCTCGCCTCTGGAGAAACAGTATTCGAACCAGACGACCTATCTTTTTTCGAACAAACATATATTACAGATCCAATTGAGAAAAGAGGACTAGATAACAACCTATGGATATGGGAACAACCAGACTATACTCAATCATATATGGTTGTAGCAGATGTCGCTAGAGGTGACTCAAAAGATTACTCTGCATTTCATGTATTTAATATAGAGACTTGCGTACAAGTTGCAGAATACAAAGGTAAGATATCCCCTAAAGATTTTGGAAACGTACTCGTAGCAATATCATCGGAATATAACGATGCACTTCTCGTAGTAGAGAATGCAAACATAGGTTGGGCAACTATAGAACAGGTACTGGAGAGAGAATACCGAAACCTATACTACAGCGCTAAAAGTCAAACAGAAACAGTAGAATCCTATATGAAGAAGTTTGAAAGAGAACAACTCGTACCTGGCTTCACAATGTCAATGAGAACCCGACCACTGGTTATCGCTAAAGCAATGGAATATGTCTCATCAAAATCGGTAACTATACAATCAAAACGAACATTAGGAGAAATGAGAGTCTTTGTATGGAAGAATGGTAAAGCACAAGCTCAAACAAACTATAACGATGATCTACTAATATCCCTTGCAACAGCACTATACGTCAGAGATACAGCATTAAAACTCAGACAACAAGGACTAGACTTAGCTAGAGCACAACTATCATCTTTCACAAACCTAAATGCTAGGAATCAAGCAATCATCTCAACAGTTGCTTCCCAGGGAAATAATCCGTATATTATTAAGACAGAGCATGGAGCAGAGGACATTTCATGGTTACTGTGATAAACCATATTTATAACTAAACCATATTAATGGCAGATACTTCACTATTTAAAAGACTATCAAGACTCTTTTCTTCGGACGTAATTATTAGAAACGTTGGAGGAGATCAGCTAAAAGTTGCTGATATTAACCAAATACAAAGCACAGGGAAATACCAGACAAACTCACTAGTAGATAGATTCTCTAGATTATATATGTACAATAACAAAAACATATTTAATCCTAATCTTAACTACCAGACACTACGTATACAACTTTACACAGACTACGAAGCTATGGACACAGATCCATTAGTAGCATCAACACTAGACATTATTGCTGATGAATCAACATTAAAGAGTGATATGGGAGAAGTACTATCAATAAAATCTTCCGACGAAAACATACAGAGGGTACTATACAACTTATTCTACGATGTATTAAATATAGAATTCAACTTATGGTCATGGACACGTAATATGTGTAAATACGGTGACTTTTTCTTAAAGTTAGAAATAGCAGAAGAGTTCGGAGTATATAATGTTATACCGTACACTGTATATCACATGACAAGGCAAGAAGGACAAGACCCAGATAACCCTGCTAAAGTAACATTCCAACTAGACCCTGATGGATTAGCATCGTCACAAGATCCTAACTATTTACCGAAGAGTAATAGAAAAGTACTAGTATTTGATAACTACGAGGTAGCTCACTTTAGACTAATATCAGACACAAGCTACCTACCATACGGACGTTCATACATAGAACCAGCTAGAAAGATATGGAAGCAATTAACCTTGATGGAAGATGCGATGTTAATACACCGTATAATGAGAGCGCCAGATAAAAGGACATTTTTCGTTAATGTCGGACAAATACCGCCTAACGAAGTAGAGCAGTTTATGCAGAAGACTATCAACACAATGAAAAAAACTCCATATGTAGACCCTCAGACAGGGGACTATAACCTGAAGTTTAATATGATGAATATGATGGAAGACTTCTACATCCCAGTAAGAGGAGGAGATGCAACAACTAGAATAGAGAATACACCAGGACTACAGTACGACGGCATACAAGATGTAGAGTACTTAAGGGATAAATTATTTGCAGCCCTAAAAGTACCGAAAGCGTATTTCGGATACGAAAAAGACTTGAGCGGTAAAGCAACCTTAGCAGCAGAAGATATTAGGTTTGCCAGAACAGTAGAAAGAATACAGAGAATACTAGAATCAGAACTTACTAAAATCGCACTAGTACACCTATATACTCAAGGATTCAAAGGAGAATCATTAACTAACTTTGAAATCAACCTTACTAATCCTTCGATTATATTTGAACAGGAAAAAGTAGCACTACTAAAAGAAAAAGTAGATCTAGCAGGACAGATGTTAGATTCAAAATTATTCCCAACAGACTACGTATACGACCATATCTTCAACCTATCAGAAGACCAGTATATGGAAATGAGAGACTTAATAGCAGAAGACTATAAGAGGTTCTTTAGAATATCTCAAATAGAGAACGAAGGTAATGATCCTGCTAAATCTGGTAAATCATATGGAACACCTCACGATTTAGCGTCACTGTACGGTAGAAGAAAAGGAGATGATAAAGGACAGCCGTTCGGAACAGTACCAATAGGGTACGAAGATGAGACACCAGGGATAGGGACGATAGGACCAGAAGGAGGAAGACCGAGAGAGCATGCATCACACTACGGAACAAACGATGGACTAGGAGGTAGAGACCCATTAGGAGTCCATGGAATGAAAGGAGGATTCGACTCAGACTACGAGAATGTAAGCGAGAGTGCTGCAAAAAAGCCAGCAGGTAAAGTAGTAGATAATACATTAGCAAAAACACTATACTATCAGAACTTCTACAAAATGGAAAAGAAGCAAAATATCTTTGAAAACACAGAGGAGAAAGAAACAGATCTACTAAACGACAGTAAGTTACAAGATTTAGATAAATCGTAACTATTTATACCAGTACGGTATATACTAAATACTAATAAACGACAAGATAATGCGCATAAAACATAGCAAGTATAAAAATACAGGGCTAATATTCGAACTATTAGTAAAACAGATTACTGCAGATACGTTAAATAAGAAAGACTCCTCTGCAGTAAACATACTAAAAAAGTTCTACACAGGGAAAACAGCATTAGTCCGAGAATTTAAACTGTACGAGTTTATAAACAAGAATAAAGCAGTATCACAGACTAAAGCAGAAACAATAGTAACTACTATTATTGAAGTCTCTAGAGGAATAGATAGTACTGTGTTGAAAAAACAGAAGTATAATTTAATTAAAGAGATAAAGGACAATTACAATATTGAAGATTTCTTCTCAATAAATGTAAAGGAATACAAACCACTAGCAGCACTATACTGTTTAATGGAAGCACATAAAGTAACTGATGTGATAGATCCTAACTTTATAATAAATAATAAGACGACATTATTAGAGCATTTAACTAAAGCAGGGCAAGACAAGGAAGAAGTAAGAGATACTCTTATCGAAGAATATTCAAAGTACGATAAGGACCTTAAA